AATCATTTCTTAAATTACGTTTTAATGTCGGATCAGTTTCTGTTTCATAATCCTTTTCAAGATCTGCCATAAGACGTTTCTTAAGTTGGATTTTAATCTGTCTTTCAGTTTCAATAATGCAAGATCCAGACATAAAATTCTCATCTTCCAATTGATCACTAGCATCTTTAAACCAATCGTAAAAAGTGCTTTTATGCACTTCTGGATAAGTTTCAACCATTTGATCAATTATTTCATTTCGAGGTATGTTATCTCTTATAAGTTCTTTAATAGAGATAAGACAATCTTCTCTATGTGGGTTAATTCTTACCATTAATCCAGATTATCGATAGTTAGCTTTTCAAATCCCGCTATATCGTCTGTATAAGGATTCTCAACAGATATTTTTTCAATCCTATGCATAGCATGAGATTGATATATGAATGAATGTGACGCTAAATGATTAATTAAATTAATGATTGTTACCTGATGTTTAGGTAAAAGTTCATTTAATCGATTTGTCATTTCGATCTTATGTTTTTTTGTTTCTTTCATAATTAGATGATGTAATGTTATGTATATATGATATCATATTATTAGTATACTAATCAAATTTGCCTTTAAGATGTCACAGATTAAAAACTTTATTCATGATCACAACATCACCACTAATGATGAGCTTAAAAACCATTTAACCAGGATAAATAAACTTTCATCTAATGATAAAAATTTAGATATTCTGGTTAAATTACTTTTGATTAATTACTTAAGATCTAAGCATTAACTATTCTCAAAAATGTTTAATTGTTTATAATCTAAAATTGAAATATAATATAATTTTTTTAATACTTCGGTTACTTTCTCTTTTTCAGTAATAGCTTTTAAACTATCACTTAAAACACTATGAATTAAACTGTATTCTTCAAAACTTAAATAATTTTCATTATCTTCTTCTTTTATATCCTTAATTGTATTTTCTTTTTCAATACTATCTATAATTAACTGTCTTATCATATGTGATCTATTAACCATGTTAAAACGTTTTTTACATTGTTTATCTATATATTTTATTTGATCACTTGTTAAAGTTATTTTTACCTGGTCTGTATGTTCAAGTGTACTTAATCTTTTTTTATTCATGGTTAAATCTCCACTAGTTTTTTATTACGTTTAATAAGTTTCAAAGCTTCGCCAGCTTCTGATCCTTTTTTTTGCATCCCGTGTAATAACAATGCAAAGGGTTTATTTCCAAAGCATAAACTGTCATCTTTATCTATTTTTAAACCTAGTTTTATTGCTTCATCTTCACTAAATACAACTTTTGAATATTTAGTAAAATATCCTTGATCTATCAAGTAATCAAATCTTGATCCATAACTGGCTACCATATAAAAATTATTAGGTAATAGCACTTCTAAAAAGAATTTTAAAGACTTGCTATAACAATAAAATTTTATATCTTTATTTAACTTGGCTACATTTAACCAAGCTTTTAAATATAAAGGATGGTAAAAATCTCCAGATTCATGAATCCTAACCTTTAAAACATTCTTTCTATTACTTTGAATAGATCGATTAATTAAATCAGTTAATCCTTTTAAATCTTTTTTAATAACATAACTGTTAATTAAATCATAGTTATATTTCCTTGATTTAAAAACATTAGGATACCTTAATTCTTCACTAGCGGCAAAGCATGTAAACATACTTTCAGGGCCTCTATTAAGTATCCTTTTGTCATCTTTTAAAGTAACCCATGCCTTACAATTGTTACTTCCTGGACAGGTTAAACCCGCTGGTAAGGATAGTATCAAAGTATCTTTCGATAACTTTTTATTACCTTTACTCATTTTTAAAATCATTTTTAAATATCTCCTATTTATGTAAATAATAATTTTTATCTAGATTTAAATTATTAAAATCTTTTTTAATCTCATCACTAAGCATTAAATCAATTCCATTAAATGATTTATTTTTTTTATACCAGCTAACAACTTTTAGAAGTTGCTCTTTAAATTCTTTTACATCATCACATTTTATAACTGTTAAATCTCCCTCGCAGTAGGTTATCAATTCCAGACTTTTAAAATTAACCCAATTTCCAAAATAGCTTGCATCTTCTGTTGTATCTATTTGTGCAAAGCCTTTCTTAAAATTGCATATATCATAATCGAATATATATCGATCAGAATTGCAAAAACTTTTTTGTGTTTTCATTTTTTTAATTAAATAAGGTTGAATTTAAATAAGAAGTTTTTACACTTCTTTTATTTATTTTATCATATATTTGATATATGTTAATATCATTTATAATTAAATATCTCCTATGTTTTGTAGTTTTGTGATCTCATTTAAAACTTCATCACATAATCTAATTTTTCTTTCATTTTGAATTTTTAATTCTTCACTAATATCATTTTCATAATATTTATTCTCATTAAATTTAATCATCCTTTCTTGACTAACTAAATCTTCCAGGAATGCTAATAATTTTGTTTTCATTTTTTTAATTAGGTAAGTTTTGGTTTTGCCTTTAATAGACTTTTGCCTTTAATAGGTTTTTGCCTTTAAAGATTTTTTCAAAAAATTCCAGGAAAATTTTTCCAGGAAAATTCTAGAAACTACTTAAAATAGTTTCATAAAAGGTTATAAATAACCCTTTAAGCAACTATTTTTATTTTTTTATTCTTCTTCGTTTTAATTCTCCCTTTCTTCTAAAGTTTCTTTTATTCCCTTTAATCCTAGTTCTGTATTCTCCAATAATTGTAAATACTCATGAACTATCTCAAATAAATAATTTGTATCATTCTCACATTCTTGTAATATCTTATTAGCAATATTATTTGTTTCACTTGCATATCCATTATATAAATTAAATATTTCTCCATTACACCATTTATATAATTCTTTCTCTATTGGTTCTAATTCTTTATTTTCATAAATAGTTCTTTCTAATCCAACTGTAAATAATCCATTATTTAAAATTTCTAAATATCCTCCCTTTCTATATATTCTTATTGTTTTAGTATCTTCAAATAACATTTCTTGAGATACTCCCCATTTATCAGAAATTTCTTTTGTTAAGTCTTTTTTTTCAACTTCAAAAAAATCTTCTTTCCATTCTTGAAAGGATACATAAGTGTTTTTTGTTTTCATTTGTTTAATTAAATAATTTTGAATAAAAAAAAGTAAGTCAATTAAGACTTACTTATAGGATGATTGATTGATTCTTTTTTTAACAAATCATTTTCTTGAATAGTAAATAATTTTTCAAATAAGGTTTCATAAAATTCTTTTTTACTTCCAATATGTTTGATTTGATATTCTTTGGTAGAAACAATTGCTAATACAATTTCATTGTATTCTTGAGAATTTAAAAATTTGTTCATGATTAGATTTGATTAATTAATGTTTGTACTTGATTAGTTCGATCTTCTAATCTTGTTTTGAGTGTGTTTGTAATTGTTAATCCTTGCCAAGCTAGAATTAAAAAACAACTTAGAAAAATAATTGTTCTATTCATTTTTTATTCTCCTTTTTGTATGCTTTTAACAATGGTTGAATAAAATTGTTGAATTCTTTTTGCTCTTTTTTATTGAGCTTGAATTTTTTGTCTTGAGTCATTTTTATTTCTCCTTTTTTATAAAAAGTTTTACTTGAGATTGTCCATTGTAAAATGCATCTTTATGACCTACCAATTTATAATTAGTAGGCATTTGTGAAAGCCATTTTAAAAAGTCTTGGTTCATGATTAATTAGATAATTTTGTTGTGTTTAGCTTGAGCGATTCTGTGAAGGTCTTAATTCTGTAATAGGTCTTCTAGTATAGAAAGATAATTACAAGAGCTTAGAGGAGCTTTAAGAGTACTCAAAAAGAAGAAAATAAAATACATTTTCCCCTACCCCATATTAGCATATTGATATATTAATATGTCAAGTATTTAGAAAATTAAATATATAGGGGTAGGGTAGAAAAATTTTTTTCCTGGATGTGTGGCGTGGGTAACTTAAATATATTCTGAGAATCTTTATTGCTTTGGTTCTATGCGAATTGCAAGTTCTGGAGCTTGAATGTTGACTGTTTCTACAGATTCACCTACAACTTTGCCTAGTGAGTCTAGGATTTGTGCTGCTGTTTGAAGTTGACCTTTTGATATTGCTTTATTAAATAGACGCATACGCATAGCTTGTAGTCTGGGGATCATTTTTTCTCTTTCTTTAAGCCAATCTTGATCATTCCATTCTTTAACTTTATTCCAATCAGCCCAGCCAGTTGTTTCAGAAATACCTTCTCTGTGTGAATGTTCTATTACTAGTTGTCTAGTTGTTTTACCTTCAAGCTGTTTTGAGTAGAGTCTTTGGCATCTAGCTTCTATAACTGCTCTTGAATTTGTGCCTCCTGTATATTTTTGAACACGAGGTTTACGTTGAGGAGCAGGTAGGTCGTAATTTAAGTTATTTATGAAAGATTCAGCCACAATCTAGAAAAAAGAGGGGGTTAATATTTCGATGATAGCCTTAAAAGTATAAAAAGCGAAAGAAAATGAGTAATATTATGAAAAAAAGGGTTATATGAGTCTTAATGAGGTCAGTTTAAGGTATGCACAGGGGCAGGTGTTCAATAGTGAGAAAAGATTTCGGTTGTTGGTTGCTGGAAGAAGGTTTGGGAAGAGTTATTTGTCCTGTATCGAGTTACTCAGAGGAGCTATCAATCGACCTGGTGAGGTTTATTTCTATTGTGCTCCTACTTATAGGATGGCAAAGGATATTGCGTGGAAGGAGTTGAAGAGATTAGTGCCTAAAGTATGGGTGCAGAGTAAGAATGAGACAGATTTAAGGTTGGAATTAATTAATGGATCGACTATTTAGTTGAAGGGGATTTCTTCTTCCTCCCTTCTCC